TCCGCATGTGCTGCTGCAGCATGTAATCATTCTGCGGTCGGCCTATGCGCGCCAGCATTTCATCCATAAGCCCCCGGTAAGAGTAAGGCCAAGGCCCCGGCGCGGGCATCTCACCCTCGCCGGTCGAAGGCGCGGTCTGCATGTATCGCTGTACATCCGGCGGCAGCCACGGCGGCAACGACGGAATTTGTTCATCAGCCGATCCCATCATCCCCGCATAAGGCGTCGGCGGGTCTAGCAACCCAGCCATCAGGGGTTCCGCACGTCGGTCTGGATCATCAAGCCGCTCGGGTATTTCGCGCGCCGATCGGCGAGGCGGATGCGCTCGATCGCCGCCTCGCGGTTCGTGCCCCAGATCTGCATTCGCGGATCGTCCCCGATATAGGGGGCGGCATTGACCAGCGTACCCCAGAGGTAGGCGCTGGGATATTCGCTGAGCAACCAATTGGTCGGGGCGGCATCGCTGAGCGGCGGGATGCCCGACAGGTACTCGAGGTAGATTTGGCCCGCCTCGCCAGTATTCACCACGCTGGTATCGATCGCGCCCTCAAAATTGGCGAGGCTGTAAGCAAAGGTCTGATCGGTATTTGTACTAGAGGCGTGGTGGATGACCGCGGCGCCCGCGCTCGGCACCACCCATAACGCAGCGAGCGCGTCGGCAGCGTTGGACGACTGCGGCATCAGGCCGATATAGGTCGTGGCAACGATACGGCTGTCGGCGAGGATGGTCGCCGTCGCGGATGGCGTCAGTGTTATCTCGTCGCCCGCGCCGCTGGTGGTATCCGCGGCCGGCGTGCCGACAATCCGCAGGTTAAGCCCTTCGATGGTAAAGGCGGCCGGGTAATTCGGCGTGTAATAGAGGTTCGTGTCCAGATTGCGCGGCGTTTGGTAGGTGAAGTGCCGCTTGCCGAAAGCGGTATTGATCCACAACGTCCGCAGCTCGCCGTAGTCGAGCGGCAGCGGGATCGTGTCCTGACCAGGGATCGGGATCACCGCGACGGTCTTCTCGGTGAAGCGGACCTGCAGGCGGTCCCTGACTTCCTCCTCGAACATCGCGATCATGTCGGGAACCGCGGGCGCGACCAGCGGGTCAGCCGGCCGGGCGAGCCAATCCAAAACCGTTAACTTCAAGTTCTGGTAGGAATCCAGCGGCATATTTAATGCTCCAGCATCAGCGAGTTTGTTGCCTGGGGCAAACGGGGCGTGATATTGGCAGGGACCGCTGGGCGAGGCGGGGCTGGGCAAGGCAAGGTGAGGTAAGGCTCGGCATGGCCGGGCCTGGCGCGGCAGGGCAAGGCAGGGGCTTCAAATGATGAAGTTCCCGATCCTCAAATAACGGTACTCGTTGCTGTTCAGCAGGCGCAGGACAGCCTTGCGATGGTTCTTATCCCAACTGCGGACGCCAAATTTTTGCAGCCATTCCAATTGGATCTCGGGCGTGATCCGGGCCGCCAAACGCATGCTCCTGTCGCGGTTCCACCCGTCCCAGCTCGACGCTAGCCGCTTATTCGCCTCGATGATCGGCTCGTGATCAACCGTCCTGCGGATAATGCAGCGGTCCTCGCCGGCATCGTATTTGTAGTGTTCGACCGCGCCCGAGAGCGGGTCGCGCGAGAGGAACCGCCAATCACTCTCGGACATCGATCCCGTTCACCCGCGGCGCCGCGATCTGCGGCTCAAAGGCACCCGGCTCGGCGGCGGCGATCTGCCGCTTCAGCTCGTCGATGACCGGCGCCGCGACTCGGTAGGGAGCCGCCTGCAGCGCATCCATGATGACCGCGCACATGCCGGCCGGGAGCGTCAGTGTGAGCGTCGTATTGGCATCGATCATTTTGCCTCCAGGGTGGCGATGCGGCCGGTCAGTTCCTTCACCGCGTTGATCAGCGCCGCAGTGATCGGCGCATAGTCGATGGCGAGGCGGGGGTCGTCATCCTCATGCTCGATCGTTGCCACGGCGTGCGGCAGGACGGTTGCCACCTCTTGAGCAACCAGACCCAGCTCCTCACGTTCGGGCGTAGCGATGCGCCTAAACGTCCTCGGCGCAAGGCCAAGGATCGCGTCAAGGCCAATCGCGCTATTAGCAATCTCCGCCTTCAGCCGAGCGTCCGAGACGACATTAAAGGCAGCGGCGGACATCCCGCCATTCCGCGCATAAACGACTGCGGAGCCGGCGGCATACGTCGCGTCGAGCGCGGTGGTCACACCGACGGCGGATAGAGTAATATTCGGAAAGGATGATACGCCCGCTGCGGTGATGCCGCCATTATCGACAGTAAGGCCGTAGCCACCACCGTGGATCGTGACATCACCACCAAAATAAGCGGTGCCGGCAGTCAAGTACCCAAGAGTGCTGGTGCCGGAAACAGTGAGCGCCCCATCCGAAAGCATCTGCGCCGCTCGCAGGCCGTTCGGCGAGTAAACCAAGCCGCCATTATTGTAGAGCTGGGTCCCGCCGATAAAGACGCTTCCTCCCGCCCTGATGTCGCCGGCGGGTGCGGAGATCGCGTACCCGCCGCCGTTGACGGTAAGCGTACCCGCGACCGTGACATTACCGCCCCCGTCGGCGAGGACGATCGCGCCCAAATCCGACGTGTCGATCCACAGATGCGCCGACGGCGGGCGCCATTCGATGTTGAAGCTGTTGCCGGTGAACCCGCCGGCAAAGCCAGCCTTCGACGCATGAGCCTGGGCAAAGACCTCCCCGGTCGCGATGAGGTTACCGACTGTCGTAAGGTTGCCGCCGCTATCGACCGTCACCCGGTCGCCGTTCGCCGAACTCCACAACCGGGCGATATTGCCGGTCGCGTACCAGCCCCAGGTTGGCGACCCGGTTCGGTCGACAAACTGGACGATACCGCTGGGCCCGCTGGCGACGAGCGTCCCGTTGACCGTCAGCCCGCCGCCGCCGGCGAGCGTCATCAGCGTCGCGCCAGCATGGCTGTACCAGTAGAAGGTGCCGTTGCTCGGGCCGAGCTGCATAAACATATTGGTGGCGTCGCCGTAGACCTCCGGGCCGCCCGCGCCCGAGCCGGCGAAGTTGATGCTATTGCCGCCCAGCGCGATGTTGCCCTGCGCGATCAGGCTCCCGTTGTGGTCAATCTGCGCGACATTGGTGCCGGCGCTGTTCTCGAAATAGAAACCGCCGTTGCCGCTCCCGAGCCGCGTGACGAAATTGGTGTTGTCTGCGTAAGCGTAGGGACCGATCGCGCCGCTGGTGTTGCCGGCGTAGAAGACGTAATTCTGCCCGAGATAGAGATTGCCGGTCGCGCGCAAATTGGCGGCGGTGACGTCGCCCGTGAGCGTAATACCGCCAGCCCCGTTGTTTGCTACCGGCACAAACGGGTTGAGGAGGACAAACGCGCCCGCGCCCGCGTTCAGCGCGGCGTTGTAGATGAGGCGCGGCGCAAAAAGAGCAACGATGTCCTGGGCGGCGATCGGTGCCGTGCCGCCGGAGACAATTTTGAGGATCGGCTTGCCGCCGAGGCTGTTGACTTGGAAGCTGTCGCCCCCGATCGAGGCGGCCAGCGGCTTAAAGCTGTAGACCTCGCCTTCGACATAGGCGGCCGGATAAGCGATGTTGCTCGTCGTGAATGTATAGACGCCGCTCGCGGGCGTGATCGCCTGTACCGGGTTGACCTTGTCCCAGAAGCGCTTGAGTGCGCCTTTGTCGCCCCTCGCCGTGTCGTTGACTGTGCTCGGCAGCATGCCTTCCGGCCAGCCGTTTGGCGGCGGCCGGTTATTGCTGGCATCTGTTTCAAACCAATTGGCGGCGTCGCTCAGATCAGCCATTGCGGTGTCCTGAAAAAGAACGGCGACCCGCCCGGTTACCCCCGTGGGAGGGGAAGGGAACCAAGAACGGGTCGCCTGACCTCGACGCGGCCAACCCCAGGCGCGTAGAGGGTACGGTTACACCAGATCGACGACCGCGCCGGAGCCGGCCTCATTCCTGCTGGACAGCGTGTATTCGCCGACGAGCATCTTCTTCTCGTTGTCACCCGTCTTCGCCAACTCGACCAGATTGATCGGGCGCAACCACGCCAGACCCCACAGATCCGAGTTGATGATCAAGGCATCCCTGGTCCGCATAAAGCGGTCAGGCTTGATCTCGACGCTGCCAAAATCATAGACATATACGTCAATGCTGTTGACGAGCTTCTCTTCCTCGGCATTGACGTACCGGGTGTTGTTGCCGGTAAACCCCGAGATCTTGGTCTTCTGGCTGCTGTTGACCAGCACCAT